ACGCAGGAGGTGGTTCCGAAGGTGCTGGGCGGGAAGGATGAGGGCGAGGACGAGAAGGCGTTGCGTAAGGCGACGCGGAAGCAGTTGACGATGGTGGACGAGATTCTGGCTGAGGTTCGGTGTCCGAAGTGCGGTGAGTTGCTTGGATGATCGGTGAATTCTCAGCCCGCGTGCCCCGTACCCGCGAGGGGAACCTTCTCTTCCGGCGGCGGCTGCTGATGCGGTGCGACGCCGACCCGGAGTATGCGGCGGAAGTCGTCGAGATGTGCCGGCGGGACGTGCTGTTCTACGTGTGGGCTTTCGGCTGGCTGATCGAACCGCGGTCCGACGGCACGGGGCAGCCGATCCCGTTCCTGTTGTTCGAGTATCAGGAACAGGCGATCCGCCGGATGATGCCGCTGCTGGGGAAGCGGGACATCGTGATCTTCAAGAGCCGGGACACGGGTGCGACGTGGCTGGTGTTGTACCTGCTGATCTGGTTGTGGCGGTTTCCGGCGCGGCAGGTGGGGCTGGTCAGCCGGAACGAGCAGGCGGTGGACGACGCGGACAACGACGACTCGCTGATGGCGAAGCTGGATTTCATCAACGAGACGACGCCGGGGTTTCTGCCGGGGGCGGTGAAGGACGTCGGGTACCGTCGCAACCTCGCGAAGCACTCGCTGCGGAACCTGTCGAATCGCGCGTCGATCAACGGATATGCGGCGACGGGGGACGTGGCGCGTGGGGGCCGCAAATTCTGCATGATGATGGACGAGTTTCATGCGTTCGAGTCCGGGCATACCACGCACTGTCGAGTACGCAGCACGTCACGGACTGCCGGATTTTCATTTCGACGGTCGATCCGTCGAAGGGCCCGAGCGGCGCGTTTTTCGAGCTTGTGATGGAGTTCCGGGAGAAGCGTGCGGAACTGATCGAGATGCACTGGTCGCTCGATCCGCGGAAGCGACCGGGTCTGTACCGGGGCGGGGCGGACGGACGGGTGCAGAAGCTGGACCCCGGCTACGAGTACCCGGCGGACTACCGGTTCGTTTGCGACGAGAAGATGCGGAGTCCCTACTACGACCTGCAGGAAGCGCGGGCGCCGAACAAGGCGGCGAACGCCTGCGAACTGGACATGTTGTTTCAGAGCGGTTCCTACGCGGTGATTGACCCGTTTCTGATCCAGCGGCTGCGTCGTGGCGCGGAGCGGACGGTTCGGCCGCCGGACTTCGAGGGCATGATCGAGTACGACGAGCAGACGCTGGAGGCGTCGTTCGTGGTGCGGCGCGGCGGGCCGTTCAAAATCTGGATGCCGCTGTCGACCGACGGCGAGCCTGGGCGGTTGACGCAGTACAGCCTGGGGGCTGACGTTTCGAGCGGGACGGGCGGGGAGACGTCGAGCAATTCGACGATCTTGGGGATCGACCGGCGGACGGGGCAGGTGGTGCTGGCGTATTGGTCCAACGTGATCCTTCCTCTGCCGTTCGCGCGGCTGATGGTGGCGACGTCCTGCTGGTTGCGGGACGCCTTCGGGGGCTGGGCGATCGTCAATCCGGAGGCGATGGGCGGTCACGGGACGACGTGCGTCAACGAGATCGAGCGGTTGCGGCGTGAGGGCATTCCGGTCAATCCGTACCGGGAGCGGCGCGGCGTGCGGTCGAAGAAGACGGGTCTCGGCGAATTGAGGATCGGGCTGTGGCATCAAACGCCGGAGAAGAAGCAGGAGATGTTCAGCCGGGTCGACCGCGGGCTGCGCGAGGGCCGGTTGAAGGTGGCTTGCGACGAAGCGCTGAAGGAGTTGGGGGAGTACGTGTACAATGCCGGCGCTCCGGTGCATCGCATGGAGCGGACGACGCACGACGAGAGTGCGAAGGGGAAGGCGCACGGGGACATCGCGATCGGCCTGTGCTGCGCGTGGTGGGCCTGCGAAGAGGTGGTGTTTCACGCTCCCGAACGCGACCGGCCTCGACACGTGCCGTCAGATCCGCATATTATGGCGGCGCGGCTGAAGCATTACGAACTTCAGGATTCGGAACTCGACTCGGAGTTTACGTGGTGAGCAATTCCAAGCGATTTCGCCCGGACAACGGATTCGCCCCGGTGCCGCTGCTCGGCCAGCAGCGGGAATCGAAGGTGGAGATCAAGGCGCTGGCGGGTCCGCACGCGGCGCCGGTGAGCCTGTTTCTTCCGGGTGACCAGCCGTCGCTGTACATCATCGGGGGCCTGACGAAGCCGCAGTCCATCGCCGCGACGGTGTTGTCGAACGTGGACCTGGGGCTGCTGCATCCGGATGAACTTCCGGACCTCGTGAGCCGGGCGCTGGCCGTGGCGGGTGAACTGCTGCGGCAGACGACGCCGCGGATGGGGAAGCCGGAACCGGAGTAAGGCCGTGGCGTTCGACCCGCAAAACACCGGCAAGCGCAAGAAGCTGTTTTCCGCGATCGCGAAGTCGCGGCAGGAACAGCGTCGGCACCGGGAAGCCCGCGTGAAGCTGCTCGGCGACTACGTCGGGCACATCTATTGCGACTCGACGGAGTTGCTGGGCGCGTACAACTTCGAGCGTCCGCGGAAGGTCGTGCGGCCGTTGCTGTGGCAGGCTGCGTCGGCTTACACGCACGCTCTCGTCGGCCCGCGGCCCGGCTTTCTCGTCACGACTCAACACCCGGAACTGGACGGCTTCGCGTCGCGATTCGGGTCCGCGCTCAACCGGCTGTCCCAGATGATCTCGTTGGGACGCACGCTGGAAGCGGCGGTGCTGGACGCCTTCTTCGGGTTCGGGATCGTGAAGGTCTTCCCGAAGGAAGTCAGCGGGATCATGAGCAGCATCGACTCGTCGGTGTCGCCGCTGATGCCGCACGCGGCCCGGGTTTCGCCGGACGACGTCGTGTGGAGCGCCTCGTCGCGGTCGTTGCGGGAACTGACGTTCGTCGAGCACACCTATTATCTGCCGCTGGAGTCTCTGCGGAAGAGCGAACTGGTCGACCCCAAGGTGTTGAAGAAAATCGAGGGTTCCGAAGAGGAGTTGGGGGACGAAGAGGGCGGCGGCAAGGCCCGCGACCTGTCGGGGGACAGCGCCCTCGAACAGGAATACCGGGAGATGACGAAGGTGCGGGAGGTCTGGCTGCCGTTCGAGGGGAAGGCGTTCGTGTTCGGGAGCGACCCGGACGCCGGCTGCCTGTGGGATGTCGAGTGGTCGGACCCGTCGCAAGGGCCTTATCACTGGCTGAGCTTCGACGACGTGCCGGACAACGTGCAGCCGATCTCGACGGCCGCGCAGTTGAGTCCGCTGTTCGACTCGATCAATTCGATTCTGCGGAAGATTGTGTCACAGGCGAAGCGGGCCAAACAGAACGTGGGCTACACCGGCGGCGCGGCGGACGATGCGAAACGGCACAAGGACGCCCGCGACGGCGAGGTGTTTCTGGCGAACAACTGGGACGGGGTGTTTCCGATCTCGTACGGCGGTCCCGACCAGGTGCTGATTGCGGCGGAACAAAAGCTGTTCAACGACTTCGACGAATCGGCGGGCAACCTGAGCATGATGGCCGGGCTGGGTCCGCAGAGCGAGACGGCGACGCAGGACAAGATCATCAAGCAGAACGTCAGCGAGCGGATGAGCAAGATGCAGGGGCGCGTGCTGGAACTGACGTCCGGGATCGGGCGGCAGTTGGGCACGCTGCTCTGGAACAACGAGAGCATGGTGATCCCGTATCGCGTGGCGTCGCAGGGCTACGAGACCAGCGGGGCATGGCGCGAGAAGAGCTACGAGCCGGGTCCGTCGGGAGATCCGTCGCGGCTGGGCCGCCCCGACGACTACGACTTCGAGGTCGTGCCGTACTCGATGGTGCCGAGCAGCCCCGCGCAGCGACTGGCCCTGATCGAACAGACGTTCCAGGTGATGGGTCCGTACCTGCAACTCATCATGCAGCAGGGCGCGGTGCCGAACTTCCAACTGTGGCTGCGGAAGCGGGCGGAATACCTGAATATTCCGGAGATCGCCCAGTTGATCGAGTTCGTCGGCCCGGTCAGCGAGATGGAGCCGGGTCCGCTGGAACAGCGGCAGGATGCGGTGACGGAGCGGCACAACGTCCGGCACAACGAAGGCTCGATGCGGACGGAACAGCAGCGTCAGATTTCGGAACTGATGAAGGGCGCGGGCCAGAACAACGGAGCGCAGGTGGCATAATGCTCGACTTTTCAAGCGTTGACGACTTTATCGACACCTCGCTGCAACGGAGCACAGGTCGCATGACGATGGACGAAGCCTATGAGCTACAGGCCATGTGTGAAGTGATCGACCGTCCGCTGGTGCTCGTCGATAAGATCGGTCCGCTGCGATACAGGCTGACGAAAAAGCGGGACGGCCCGCGGAGCGATTGGGACTTTGAGAACTCCGTGGAAGTCGATTTATCGGACATCAACTTCTCTGGCGGGCTGGCGGAGGTGGTGCGACGGGTGACCGAACGTGTTCCACAAGAGTTCCGGGGAGCGAAGTTTGCATGAAGCGGATCACGGAACTCGCGGCCGAGCACACGGCCGAAACCCTGAAAGCCGCGCGGAGCGGGCGGCGTCGACGCGACGCGGGCCAGCACTGGCGGCATCACGTCTCCGTGGCGATCGCCTGCTTGCCGGAAGAGGTCGCGGATCGGAATGCGGAGTTGAAGAAGAAGAACATCCGCGGGGCGTGCTTCCTGCCGGACGGCTCGCTGAAACTTGACAGCCGCAATGCGCAGAAAGCATACTGCCGCGAACACGGCCTCATCAATCGGGACGACTACGCATGACCGTGAAGGTACAGGAAAACGGCCGACTGACGCGAACGTCGCTGCCCAGCCTGCTCAAGAAGATCGACGGCGAGCCGGTCGAGTGGCGCGATGCCGCGCGGTTCGAAGCGCTGGCCGACTACGTGCTGATCGCCTGCCGTTCGTTCGACCAGACGACCGGCGGCATCTACCGTCCCGAGAACTCGACGGAAGATTCGACGCGAACCGGCGTCGTGATTTCGGTCGGACCGGGCCACTCCAACCTGGTCGGCGGCTTCGTCGAGACGCAGTTGCAGGTCGGCGACCTGGTGGTCGGCAGCTTCGCCGATCCGGAAATGCACGTGGACCACTGGCAGGAGGGCGAGCACAAGTTCTACGTCTGCCGTGAAGGGAAAATCACCGGCCGGGTCAGGGTTTCCCCTTGACGCCGCGCACGATATCGGACAATACTGTTTCAGAAGTGGACGATTACACGGGGAGGGCCGTCCTGACGGGCGGCCCGCCAAAAGGGCTGACCGGTTGGCACATAGCTAGTGTCCTCCGGTGACGATGGCCCAAAACATCACGCCTTCATTGGGGAGGGCTTGCACGACAGCGTGCGGTCCTCCCCAATTTCGTTGAGAAGGCGCGATGGCTGACGACTTCGAACCAGCCGAACCCGGCGAATCCTACGACGACGCGCTCGATCGCATCGTCGGACCGGACGCGGGCGGCGAACCGGTTCAGGAGATCTCCGCGGCCCCCGATTCCGGCGTGCCGACGTCGTCCGGCGAAGAGCCGGCATTGCCGTCAACTCCGGAGCGCCGCGAGCAGCCCGCCGGCCTGAAAGAGTACGGCGAGTGGCGCGAGCGAGCCAAGGCCGTCGGCGTCCCGCTGCAAGGCACCAAGGCTGAGATTCAGGCGGCAGTCGAATCGGCCGAGAAAGACCTGTCCGGCCTGCGCGACGCATTCAAAGCCTGGAACATCCCGGAAGACCATTACCGTGACGTTCCGCTGCCGGAATTGCGTCGGATGCAGCGCGTCAACGACTTGCTGTTTCAGCAGCAGCAGCGTCATCGCGAAGAAGCCGTTCGCCGCGCGGTCGAGGCCGAGCGCCACCAGTTTAACGCCTGGTACCAGCAGCAACAGCAGTCTCCGCCGCAGCAGCAACAGCAGCCCGCACCGGCGCTGAATCTCGACCAGTTGCGTGAGGACTACGGCGAGGACAGCGAGATCTATCAGGCCGCGATGGAGACGCAGCGGCAGATCGACGGCTACCGCAACGCGAATCTGGGATGGACCGAGTGGCATCAGCAGCAGCAGCAGACCGTTTCGCAGCAGACGGTTGCCGAGCAGCAGCAGGTCGAATCGCGGTTGTTCGCGGCGATCGCCGACAAGATGGTCGAGCGCGGACTGGGTGAGAAGCTCAGCGCGTGGCGACCCGGACAGCCGTATCCGCCGAAGCAACTCGTCGACTGGCTGGTCCAGATGCGGCCGTATTACCCGACGCTGCCGGTGGAAACTCTTCTCGATCATGGACTGGAGAGCGTCTTCGGTCCCGACCTCGCGCGGCAAAAACAGCCGGCGCTTCACGCGGCCCGCGCTCAACAGGCGCGCCAGGGCCTCGGCGGTCCATCCACGTCCCGGCCGGCACCCCAGAAAGACCTGGGGCCCGGCGAGTGGGACGAAATGGAAGACCCCGAACTTCTGGCGGCCTGGGAACGCGCGAAAGAGCGGAGCGTCGCCTGACGGACCACAGCCATGCCGATCCATCACGATCAAATCACCGACTTCACGAATCAGACGCTGTCGAAGTATGAACGCCGGAAGTGGGTCGACATCACCCTCGACCTTCAGGACTACTTCTTCCACGACCGGCTGCTGATGGGTCCGGGCAGCAAGTCCGGGCGCCGCACGGCCGGGGGGATGTCGGGACCGGACCTGCGCTGGGTCGTGCAGGTCGACAACGACGACAACTTCCAGGACTCCGAACTGTACGGGGTAGTCGAGACGGGCACGACCGACTTGACCGTGCAGGCGAAGGTCGAGTGGACGAAGCAGGTCACGAGCCTCACCTACGACATCGACGAGCCGGAGTTTCAGGGCGAGATGGAGGAAATCGTCGGGATTCTGAAGATCAAAACCCACGCGATGTGGAACAACTTCTACGAGAAGATGGAGGATCGCGTCTGGATCGCGCCGACCTCTTCCACGCAGAATCCCCGCAAGCCCTACGCGATCCCCTTCTGGATTCAGAAGGCGTCCGCCGCGGCCGGCAGCTTCCAGGGCGGCAACCCGTCCGGTTTCACGTCCGGGGCCGGCAACATTTCCTCGTCGACCTACCCGAACTGGGACAACTGGGCCTTCGGATATGTGAACGTCTCGATGACGGACTTCGTGCGGAAGACGCGGGAGGCGATCCGCAAGACGAAGTTCAAGCCCGTGCACAACTTCGCGTCGCTGGGCACCGGCCGCCACGACTGGGAGCTCTGCACGACCTACCCGGTCATCGAAGAGTACCGCGACCTGATTACGGGTCTGAACGACAACATCGGTCCCGACCCCGCCAAGTACAAGGGGGACGTGCTGCAGGGCATCCCGATCATGGACGTGCCCGCCCTGACCGAGTCGTCGAGCGCCGCCTACGACAGTTCGAACCCGCTCTACGGGATCAACTGGCGGAACATCGAGTGGGTGTGCAAGGACAAGCTGATGCTTCGGAAGCACCCCGTCATCACTCCGCCGAAGCAGCCGACCGTCCGAAAACAGGTTTACGACAACTGGGGCCAGATTCGGTGCTGGAGCCGTCGCGAAGGCGGGTTCGTCGGCCACGTTCTCTGATCTCCTTCTCAGTGACAGGAAATGAGCAATGGAACACATTCGCCGCCACAGCACGACCGTCGGGCGGGGGCTGTCGCCGAGTCTCTGGAGCAAGTTCCTCACGCCGGAAATGCGGGCGAATCCGGAGTACGGCATCTTCAAGGTCTGGGACTTCGAAGATGGCGACATGACGGAGAACAACTGGACGCTGACGCAGGCGACCAGCGGAACGGAACTCGTCGATTCGACCGAACAGTACGGTGTTGTCACGCTCGATTCCGACGCCGATACGGACGGGCAGGGGGTCAACATCCAGCAGTTGCATTTCGGGGTCACGCCCGACGCGAATTCGCTCATCTGCATGGAGTGGCGGCTGAAGTGCGACATTCTCAGCGGCGACCACTTCTTCGGGCTGGCCGAGTCCGACACCACGATCATCGCGTCCAGCGCGATCTCGACGGCGAACCACGTTGGGTTCCTGTCGGTGACCGCCGACGGCGTGCTGATCGCGGCCTCGGAAAAGGCTTCGGCGACGGCGACGGGCGGGACCGCACATACGTTCGTGGCCGACACGTATGTGAAGTTGGGATTCAAAATTACCGGCCTGACGAAGATCGAATGGTTCGTTGACGGCGTGAAGGTGTCGGCCCTGACGGACGACTTCACCTCGACGCAGATTCCGATCGTGATCTTGTTCCCCTCGGTCGTCTGCCATGCAGACGGCACCGATCCGGTCACCTCGATCGACTGGGTGGCGGCCGGCAAGCTTGTGGGGGTGGTCTGATGGGAACGGCGACCGAGACGCCCTCAAGGCGGGTCGTGCTGGGCGGGATTCACTCGACCGAGCATCACCTGGAAAACATGGACCCGGAGCTTCCGGTTCCGCACGACAGCGACTGTGCCACGCTGGCCGTCTGGCTGGAATGCCCGACGGTGGAGGACATCCCGGTCGAGAAGATGCGGGAACTGCAGCAGGCGACGTTGGAGTGGCACAAGCGGCACAACGGGCACCTGCCCGACGACCTGCTGGACCGGCTGGCCGGAGGCACCGGACGGCTCGGCAAGATGCTGTTCGTCGATCCCGACGAGTACGACGGGAAGCCGGAGACGGACCCGCTGAGCGGGACGAAGCTGGTTCGCCGACGTCCGTCGAAGACGGCTACCAAGGCCCCGCCGCGTAAGCGGGTCAAATCGTGAGTAGCGCGATGCAATGGCAGAGAGTACGCTTTCCCTCGATTATCCTTCGATCGCCCGGCGGGTTTCGAACCACCAGGGCCAGGGGGAAGTGTACGCCACCGGGACCATCGCGATTGCCGCGGGCGTCGTGACGTTCACGGGCGCGACGGTTCCTGCGTGGGCGAAAGACGGCGTGCTGGAAGTCGGCACCGCGATCTACACGATCAACACCCGCGACAGCGGAACGCAGGTCACGCTGGACGACACTTCAGTGACTGTGGCTGCCGGGGCCGCTTACGTCCTGTTCCACGCCAG